ATGCTCTTGTCGAAGGTTTTGAAGATTGTGCGGGGCGCGTTCTCCTGCGCCTCGTAGGTACACGAGACGGCGCGCACCTGGTCGTTGATGAGAAATACTGCGGTGGAATAGTTCATGGTCGCGTTCCTTGTTCGGGTTCTGAGTGAGAGGGGTTACGTGGCTTCGCCGATGACCTCGCGTTCGAGCGCGGCGCATTTGTCTTCGTTCCACTGCACCTCGCCGATCAGCGCGACGATCCACCACCGCTCGCCCTTGTGCTTCGGCGGAATCACGGTGGCGTGCAGGCCGCGACGTGTGCAGATTTCGAGCGGGCCTTTGATCTTCTCGACGGTGCCGGGTTTCACCGGCTCGGCGCTGCTTCCGCCGTTGCATGCCCGGCCTTCCTTGTCGGAACGCCACCATGCGATCGTGGCGCCTGCCGAGCGAAGCTCGGCCAATCTCTTTCGCAATGCTTCTGGCCACCTCGCGGCGAAGCCGTCGATGGTGGCCAGCCAATATTCTTTAGAGCCGTAGCCGGAGCCGTAGCCGGAGCCGTAGCCGGAGCCGTCGCCGTAGCCGTAGCCGTCAAGCGTTAAAGTGCGGATTTCCATTTTTCGTCATTCGCGTCGATGATGGAAATAACGGCGCGCATCGGAGCGCGCACGCTGCCAACGGTGTCGAGTTTCGTGGTCTTGGTGGGGCCGTTAACCAGTTCCCCGAGACCATTCGTGGTTCCCCACACGCGAATATTCTTCGCGTTCTCGATGCAGCACCAGTCGCCGTCAACGGTGACTTTGCCGACATAGATGAAGCCACGATCCAGCACCACGATTGCGGTGCCGGTTAATACACACTTATGTTCCATGCTTTATCTCCTGTTAGGAAAAGGTTGCGAGCAGCCAGCCGAGCGCCATGCAGATTGCGATGCCAATCGCGCACTCGCCCGGACTGAGGATGACGAAGGCGTCCTCGGTGTGCGGAAGGTGGCGAAGGTCGTCGATCACGCGCTAACCTCTGCGAGCGTGGCGACATCAACCTGACCGCCGCAAGCGTGATGCGCCAACGCCTCTTGAATGGCGATTGCGCCTGCCTCATCCTCGGCGTTGATGACGACCTTCTGCGAACCGTCGATGAAAACGACATCGAACGTCATGCTACCGTCTGTGAGGGTGTTTTCTACTATGCTGGTTTCCATCTGAGCCTCCTGTATCCCGCGTTAGGTGCGGTATGGGAGGATTATAGCGCACCTTACCGCTAAGGTGTAAAGTTCTTTCGTTTTGACCGTTGTCGCGCCGCAGCACGGCTCGCCTTGCGGGCGATTTGCAGGCGTCTGGCAGGGGAAAGCGCCTCATTCCGCGCCTTCGCCCCCATGCGCCCCAGCGCCTGAGCGTGCCGATTCTTAGACATTCCCATGCACCGTGTTCGTCATCATCCGGTAGCCCTTGAGCAGTTCGGCGATGCCCATTTCCAGCGTCCACGCTGGCCGATAGCCGGTCGCTTGCAGTTTCGCGTCGCTCACCACGTAATTGCGAGCATCGGGGTCGGTGGCGTACTGCGCCTCCACGAAAAAGAAATTCTGCTGCGCCTTGATCGCCTCGCACAGCGACAGCTTGGAAAGCGTGATCGATCCCACGTTGTAAATCTCGGACGTGCCAGGGCGCATCGGCAGGCAATGAACGAACGCCCGCGCCGCGTCGGCAACGTGCAAGCAGGTACGCATCGCGTTCGCCTCGAACACGACCAGCGCCCGGTCCTTCAGCGCCCGCCAGGTGAAGTCGTTCACCAACAGATCGAGCCGCATCCTATCCGACATGCCGAACAGCGTTGCCATGCGAAAAATGATCGTATTGGCGCGGCCCCGCAGCGCGTTCTCGATGTCGAGTTTCTGCACGCCGTAGCTGACCAGCGGCGCGGTGGGCGTTTCCTCGGTGCAGAGTTCCGCCTGTTTCCCGTACACGGACTCGGTGGAGGGGAAGATCAGCAGTTGGTCTGCGGAAAGCATCCCGATCAATTCCAGCATCGCGCGCACATTCAGCAGTTCGGCGTCCACTGGGTTGATGTTGCAGATCGGAGCGCCGACGAGACACGCGAGCGGGATCACCACGTCAGCGCCCGCAACGTGAGGCCGAACAGCCGCCGCATCGCGCACGTCCACGCGGTACGGCTCGAAGCGCGGATTTCCCGAGTGCTGCGCGAGCGTGTGCTGGCCGAACATCATGTTATCTAGCCCGACGACGTGATGCCCTTCGGCGAGCAGCATGGGAACGAGGACGCTGCCCAAGTATCCGTGGCTTCCGGTGATGAGGATTTTCACTTGCGATTCTCCCAGCCCGCGAGGGGCGTTGTTTTCATATTGGAAAGGAATTCTTCTTCTGGCAGGTGCGGATACATTTCCTCAATGGGCGCATCCCATCGGCTCATGCGGGGCTCGTAGGTGCAGTAGTCGTAGTGCGGCGCATTGCAGATCAAGGCTTCTTTGTGCGCCAGCGCCATGCCGATACACGCTTGCAACTCAGCGAGCGTGTAAATGTTCCATGCTTCGATGCCGTAGGCTTTCGCCACGGCGCAGAAATCCGGCGCTGAGTATCCATCAGGGCCGCAGGCGAGCTCGGCCTTCCCGTTCACGCGCTGGTAGGACTTCGTATTGCCGAGAATCCCGTTGTTGATGACGAACACTTTCAGCGGAATCCCGTAGTGCTTGATGGTCTGCAGTTCCTGAATATTCCCGGACATCCCACCGTCCCCGATGATGCAGATGATTGGGCGCGAGGGTTCCGCGAACCATGCGCCAATCGCCCCGCACATGGCAAAAAACATCGGTGAGTTGCCATTGCTGGTGAAGATGCGCTGCCCCTCTTTCGAGCGGAAGCAATGCCCCATCATTATCACGTTGCCGCCCGTGTCGGAAACGATGATCGCGTTCGCGGGCAGGAGTTCGGATAGCCGACGGACAAATCCGTAGTGGTGCAACTCGCCCGCCAGCATCTCCGGCCGCACCGGATCGTACTTGCGCACCCACTCGCGGCATTGCTCAAGCCATGTCCGCTCACGAATAAATGGGGCCTTCGGAGCAAGCGCGATCTGCTCCATTACTTGCGAAGCCCAATAGTTCTTCATGCGCTCGCACTCATCCACTCAGCGCCTCCATGAATTGACCCGCATCGCACAGCACGTTCACATCGCCCTTGCGCTGCTGGTACTGCGGATCGAGCAGCCCCGCGTCCACGTCCACGACGTACAAAAGCGCCCCTCGCGCGAAGCTCTCAGGCACGCCACCGGTGATCCGGCCCGAGAGCCTGCAACCCAGCGCGAGGAGCAAATCGGTGTTCTGGATGCCGAAGTTCCGCCCAGGCCCGCCGTAGGTGCCCACGGTGCCGGCGTAGCAGGGGTGATCGTCGGGGCACACGTCCTGCGCGTTCCACGTCCTGAATACCGGGATACTGTGCGCCGCAGCAAAGGCGAGGATTGCGGCCCGGGCGCGGTAAGCCCCCCCGCCCACGAGGATCCCCGGCCTTTGAGCCCGCGCAAGGTCGGCAAGGAACGTCGCCGCAGCGCGCGCAGGGTCAGGGTAAGGGGGCAATGAGGGCTCCCACCGCTGGAGCGCGCTGGCGTCGAATTCGGCCCGCTGCACGTCGTTCGGGAGGTCGATCAGCACTGGCCCCGGCCTGCGCTCCGTCGCCTTGTGCAGCGCCTGGTCCATCGTCCAGCCGATTTCCTGCCAGCTTGTCACCGTGCGGGCGTACTTCGTGATCGGCTTGACTATTTCGACGATGGGCGTTTCCTGGAACCCGAGTTGCCGGAGCGCCGAGCCTTTCGGCGTGCGGAAGCGCGTAGCGACTTGACCCGTGAGGCACACCATTGGGCAGGAGTCATAGAAGGCGTTTTGGATAGGAGTAACAAGGTTGCCGCCGCCTGGGCCGCTAGTAGCGATGGCGAGTCCGCAAGAGCCGCGCGCTTTCGCATACCCTTCAGCAGCAAACCCGGCAGCCTGCTCATGTTGCGTGACGACATATTTCATCCTCCCAGGCAGAGCGTCCACGAGGTCAGAGATAGCGCCCCCGTACAAAAGGAACGCGGTATCAATGCCCGCATCGCGCAGGCGCTCGATGACGTAGCTGGCGACATTCATTTCCAGAACTCCCACCATCGCCGGCACTCAGGCTCGGGCCAGATCAAGTTGCAGCCCGTGCGGTGCCAGCCGGTATCTTCCGTGCAGTTGCCGTCGCGGTCGTAGGTGCGCCTGCGGTCTTCACCGGCCAACCCGTTTGCAATCGGCACCATGCGAGTCTGAACGTCGATGTGGCCGTACAGGATGTCAATTTTCACAAGCGGATCATCCACGCTGCGCCTCGAACCATTCAAAGGTGCGCCGCAGCCCCGCCGCCATCGGAACAGTCGCCTGCCAGCCCAGCGCGTGCGCCTTCGCGCAATCGAGCCGCCGCACGGCGAGCATTTCTGGCTTCGTCGTGTCGTGCATGATGCGCGGCTCGTGCTTGGCGATCGTGCAGAGTAGGCCGAGAATCGCGTTCACGCTCATCGTCTGCCCGGTGGCAACGTTATACGCGCCCGCGGGCCAGCGCGCGGCCTGAACTAGCGCCGTCACGAGGTCGTCGATGTAGAGCGCGTCGCGCTGATTCTCGCCCGTGCCCCAGACCATGATCGGGTCTTGACGCTCGGCCACCTTGCGGATAGTCGCCTCGATGACGTGCGAGGACTGCGGGTCGAAGTCGCCGCCGGGACCGTAGACGCCCGACACGCGGATGAACACGGTTTCGATCTGCGGATACATCGCGCCCAGGCGCTCGATGAATCGCTTCGTGTGCCCGACTGAGAAATACTGCGGGTGCGGCTCGCCGTCGAAGAATTCATCCTCAAGCATCGGCCTGCCGCTATCCGGGTAGCCCGTGGTGCTCGACATGTAGACGATGCGCTTGACGCCCGCATCGGCGCAGGCGCGGAAGCATTGCAGCGCCATGATCGCGTTGTCGGTGACGAAGTGCAGCGGATTCAGGCCCGATCCTCCGGTCATGCCAGCGCACATGTAAACGGTATCGTAGGCTGAAGCTCTCATCACGTCGCGCCACACGCCGTTAAAGGTCAGATCGGCCATGCTGCGGCCGAGGGAGGGGACGACATCCGCGCCACGCATAACGAGCGCGCGATGCAACGCGCCGCCGATGAAGCCGGTTGCGCCGAGCACGAGGTTTTTCATTTCATCGCTCCGATTATCCGCAGCGCATCTTCGTCCGTGTGCGCGACTCCGGCCTGCCCGTTCCACGCATTGAACCAGGTCTCCTGTTCGGTGCGCAGGTTCTTGCCTTTGGGCTTGACTTCGATCAGGTAGTTGCGGCCCGCTGCGCCGACCAGCAAATCAGGAGCGCCGTCGCCCACGCCCTGCAAGTGCTGCACCGTCGCGCCCGCAGCACGCAGAGCGGCAACGATACTGCCTTGATTCACGTCCACCTTCGCGGCCCTACGCATATTCGGCCTCTCCGGTGCGCAGCCATTCGTAAATCTTGCCGGTGGATTTGCGCAGCGTGCGCGCCGCGTCCGTGGCCGAGGGATATACGACTGGCCCGATCTTGACCGGACGCGCCTTGCCGCCCTTGCCGAAGATGACGGACTTGCCGCGCCCGCGCAGTTCCTTGTTCGCGTGGTAATGCTCAAGCTGGCGGGACATTCTCTCGACAGGCCGGCGCTCGATCGTGCGCACCGGCAGTGATGATAGAAGGCGCAGGGCGGGCGTGGGGATGTCACCGCGCATCACAGCCTCCCGATCGGAGCATAGTTGTCTTTGATGTCTGAAATTTTACCCTTGTAAGCGACGATGATTTTCTGTTCTCGCTTGGGGAACTTGCGCGTGTGTAGCGTTTTCTTCGCGTGTGCCAAGCGTGTGAACTCGCTCTCCAGGTAGACGATCTTGTTATAGACGGATAGTCCTTGCTCCTGAAAGAATAGTTCAGTCTCGGATTCAGAGCAGTAATACGCGCCCTTCTTATCCCGGCTGTCTCCGGTCATCACGACGAAAAAGCAATTCTCGTTCAGGTGTTCTATGGCCTTTTTGTAGCCAGCAAACAGGAGGTCACGGAATTGTCCGTAGGTTGGCTCAGAATTTATTTCACCGGGAGGGGCAGTGCCGTCATAGTCAACGTACTTTTCGACCTTGTAGTACGGCGGGCAAGTAAATACCAGGTCGAACATGCCGTCCGGGGCGTACGTTGAACTGTCGCTTTTGATCCATTGCACGGCGGGGAACTCAGCGCATATTTTGTTGTTCGCATCGCATTGGTTCTGGCGTATTTCGCTGGCGACATACTCATATCCGCAAGCGCCTGAAATATACCCGAACTGCACGCCCCCGCCGAACGGGTTATAAACGCGCTTGCCGTTCGTCGGCATAAAGAATCGAGCGATGACTTCGCAGGCCACAGGATCAAGAACCGATGCGTTGCCGTTGTGCGCCCGCCCTTCCTCTTTGCCAGCCTTAGTCGGGTCTTTCGTCACGACATTTGCCATTCCCTGCTCCCCCTGCCAGCATCCCTCACGAGTTGCGAAGGCTGGATTGGCGACGCCTTGCGCGGCCCCGGCATTGTCGATCCGCTCGCGCCATTCGCTCTTAAGGCGCAGCCAATCCCCTTTCACGGAGTTCCACACGTTCGTCATTGTGATGTGCGCGAGAAGTTTCATGCGAACGTCAGCAAGGTCGCCGCGCACCATGTAGCAGAACCCGGACATTTTCAGATATGTCTCGAAGCCCAGGCTCTCGAACAGAGCCGGGGTCTCGAACTTGCTCTTAGGGTCGGTTGTGATGATGGCGGGGTAGTTTTGCGTGTTCTGTGCGATAACTTCTCGCACCATTTGCGCGTACAGTTCCTTAGTGAACTTCGGCGGGTCAATTACCGATTGCAGAAGGCAAAACTCGCGTGACACGTCGTTCTGCTGGAACGTGAAAAACCCGCTGAACTCGCCATTTATCTTCAGTACGATAGCGGAGTGAATCTGCATGTTCTTGCGAGCCGCACGCTTTGCTATCACGTCCTGGATTGCGAGACGCGATACATCTTCTTCGTACCCGGAGCCGATGACGGATTTGCAATACACCCATTCCACGTCCTCCTTGAACAGCGCGGTTTGGTCGTTGAAGGTATACATATTTTGGACTTCTCTTTTCATTTCGTCGCCTTTAAGGGTTGGCAGTTTCTCGGCCCCACATTGATCGGGGCATGTGGTACAGCTTCCTAAGTAAATATCATCGCTATGCAGTGAAACGAATTTGCCACCTCCTATAGCCTCTGGCCGGTTAGTTAGAACAATATCTCCGTTCAGTACGTGCGTGTTTGATTTAGGTGCGCGCAGCGGGTTGTCGATAACAGGCGTAAGCGCCATTAGCTTGTCCTGTTTTACTTTTGCTGTAAGCCCCCATTCAGTAGGCCCGTAGTCGCAGGTAACGACTCGCGCCACGCTTCGCACGCCGCCAGCTTTCAGGCGGTCAATCTGCGCGATTCTATAGCGCATCTGCGCATCCGTATCGAAGCCGCTCACTGAGGTATTGACCACCGCATTAACCGCGTTCAGACGCGTAATGTGATCGTCGGAAAGAGGTATCCAGTGCTTAGTGATGATGACCGCAATCTTCCCGGTTGCGTGTAGGTATTCAATGACCTCTAAGGTATTGTCCCAATCGTGGCACGGATCACCGGCAGTGCCGATGCGATACCAGTAGTTGTAATGGTCGCGCACTGTGCAGAAAATGGCGGTTCGGTTCCAGGGCGTGAGCTTACGGCTTACACTTACCGAGAAGTCAATGCCGTACTGGTTCGCGGTCTTGTTCGCGTAGCACTCGCCGTAGCAGCCACCATCTGGACGCGCTTTCATTCCCAGCGTACAGCCCTTCACCGTATCAACGTCAAGCACACCCTTCTGATTCTCCGAGGCGGTCAGGATTGGTAGATAGTGCCTCCGGCCTTCGTGCTTTTCAGTGTCAAAAAATGCGTGCTGAATAACCGAACTCATCGCCCATTCGCCTGATCTATGTGCCGCGCTTTCGCGCAGTGTGCAAGGCCGCTCTTGCTGCGCCCTACGGCTTTCGCGGGACAGACGTGGCATGTGCCGTAGTCCACCTCCGCCTGCGGCTCATCGAGCCAGCCCTTGCGATTGAGCCACGTCGCGGGGTGCGGGATGAACTTCCCGCCGTCGCGCGTCCATTGCTCGCAGGTGCGCTGCTCGGTCATCGCCTTGACGATCTGCATGGTGAGTGCCTCATCGGGCGCTATTTTGCGCCACGCCTTTTCCGCCGAGCCCTTGCCGACCTTGCGCGGACAGGCGGCCCAGAATTCATTGAATCCAGTCGAAGGTTCTTGCTTGTCCTGCTGAATTCTTGGGGCCACCTTTTCGCGGTAGTATGCGGCCTTATATTCCCTGCGTTCCTCGGCGTTCCTGATGGCAGAGTATTTTGTGTAATTTACGATGTGCCAGCCCCAAGGACGGTCCGGATTAATCAGAACGATGCGCCGGCCTTCGGCGGTCTTGTCCCTACTTAGCGGATCAGGCTTCGATAACTCCGCGATTCCCTTTTCGATAATCTCAAGCGGAATGATTGTGCGTCGAGCTATCACGTCCGCTGTCATGTCAACGTCCCCGAACTTGTCCGACAGCACCAGGAACTGCTGGAACGTCACCATCGCTTCCCACGGCCCCACAGTGGCGAGAGACCCGTTGTAGATGGACTGGAACACTTTTGAGAACATAGGGAAATTATAGGCATTATCCACAGATTGTCAAATAAGGCATTTTAGACAGTTTAGACAATTAGACCATTTAGGCCCCTCATACTCAGACTCATACTCAGACTTAATAAAACCTCTTGCGCACTTCCATGCGCTTCGTGTTTGCAAACCGCCTTCAGAACGCGCAATATCCGCCCCATGCGAACGCGCAACCGCACAGAGTTTTCTCTCAAAGCGCAATCTTTTCATTCAAAGTCTTAGGAAAGTTACTTGGCAGCCGCGATTGGAAACCAGTACGCCGCCAAATCGAAACGCTGGACCGCTGCAATTGATCGCGCAATTGCGAAGCGCAGCAAGGTCGAAGGCGTCGAGGCCCTGGACACTCTCGCCGAGAAATTACTCGAGCAGGTCGATGCTGGCGACGTGAGCGCGATCAAGGAACTTGGCGATCGTCTTGAGGGCAAGCCAGCGCAATCGGTTACGCTCTCCGGTGATCCTGACAATCCGCTGCAACTCGTCGAGCGCCGCGTGGTGAAGGCGAAGTGATTGAAAACGGCGTCCTCGGAATTGACACGGCGGAAGTCTTTGAGCCGCTACTTGCGCCAGCGCGCTACAAGGGCGCGTTCGGTGGCAGAGGCTCGGGAAAGTCTCACTTCTTCGCCGAACTTGCTGTCGAGACTGCGTTGCGCTCTCGCTCCGATATCGTCTGCATTCGAGAGATTCAGAAAACACTTGCGCAGTCCGCGAAGAAGCTCATCGAACTCAAGATCGAGCAGCTTGGAGTGAGCGATCATTTCCGCGTCCTGCAGTCCCACATCGAAGCGCGTAACGGCGGCGTGATTCAGTTTCAAGGGATGCAGAACCACACCGCCGATTCGATCAAGTCGCTCGAGGGCTTCGATGTGGCCTGGGTCGAGGAAGCGCAGAATCTTTCGCAGCGTTCGCTCGATCTGCTGCGCCCGACGATCCGCAAGCCGAACAGCGAACTTTGGTTCGGCTGGAACCCGGAGCTTGAGACCGATCCCGTGGACACGTTCCTGCGCGGTGAAAACCCGCCACCAGGCACGGTCGTCGTGCGAGCGAATTATTCCGACAATCCGTGGCTGCCTGACGTGCTGCGCACCGAACTCGACTACGACCGCAAACGCGATCCGGACAAGTTCGCGCACATCTGGCAGGGCGAGTACCAGAAGCACAGCGAGGCGCGCGTGTTCAAGAACTGGCGCGTCGAGGAGTTCGAGCGGCCCGCCGGCACTGCGCACCGCCTGGGAGCTGACTGGGGCTACGCCATAGACCCGTCCTGCCTCGTGCGCTGCTCGCTCGACGGAACGACGCTCTACATCGACCACGAGGCGTACATGATCGGCTGCGAGATCACGCAGTTGCCGGATCTGTTCGACCGCGTGCCGGACTCGCGCAAGTGGTTCATCACCGCCGACAGCGCGAGGCCCGAGACGATCAGCTATATGCAGAAAAACGGCTTCCCGAAGATCAACCACGCGACGAAGGGAAAGGGGAGCGTCGAGGAAGGCATCGCGTTCCTGCAATCGTTCGACATCGTTGTGCATCCGCGCTGCAAGCACACGATTGACGAGTTGACGATGTACCACTACAAGCGCGATCCGCTGACCGACGAAATCATGCCGATCTTGGACGACAAGAACAATCACCTGATCGACGCGCTGCGCTACGCCTGCGAGGGCGTGAGGCGCGCGCGGCCCGAGCACAAGGCGGAGAAGTACACGCGCCGCGTGAGCGTGGGAAGGCAGGCGTTTCTCGGTGCGTAGCGCGCTCCTGGTCGTGATGTGCTTGGCGCTGACAGCGTGCGCCACTCCGCGCCAGTGCGTCGCCTGGGACTACTCGCAGCCGATCCAGGTGGCGGTGCCTGCGGGCTATGGAATCGTCGTGCAGCGCACGGTGTATCCGTGTACGCGGGAGCAATGAATGGCCGACAACGAAGCGACGAAGGAAGCGAAGGCGACGCCTAAGGATCGCACGGCGTTTCTCGCCGAAGCGCGCAAGCGGTTCAAGCGGTGTGTCGATGCCACGTCGCGCAATCGCGTGTTCCAGCTTGACGATGTGAAGTTCGCCGCCGGCTCGCCCGACAACGGCTGGCAGTGGCCCGAGGCGGTGCTGAATTCGCGCATGAAAGACCCGAACGGCGCGCGCCCGACGCTCACTATCAACAAGCTGCCGCAGCACATCAAGCTCGTGACGAACGAGCAGCGCAAGAATAAGCCGATGGGCAAGGTGCTGCCCGTCGATGACAATGGCGATACGGAGGTGGCTGAGATTCTTAACGGCATCATCCGGCACATCGAGGTCGCATCACACGCGGACATTTCCTACGACACGGCTTGCGAGAACCAGGTAACGATTGGTGAAGGCTACTGGCGCATCCTCACCGATTACGTGGACGAGAAGTCCTTCGATCAGGACATTCGCATCGCGGCGGTGAAGAACTCGTTCAGCGTCTACCTTGACCCGGACAACCTGAAGCGGGATTCGACCGGGCGCCTGTCGGAGTACGGGTTCGTCACGGACAAACTGAACACGGAGCAGTACGAGCGCGAGTTTCCGAAGGCGAAGTCGAAAGCGGACTGGGAAGATCTGCAACTCGGCGACGACACGTTCGACTGGTTCGATGACGAAGGCGTGATGATCGCGGAGTATTTCTACGCCGAGTTCAAGAAAACGAAGATCGTGCTGTGGTCCGATGGTTCGGTCACGGTAGGCGATGAAATGCCGAAGGTCGCCGGCCTCATGCCGCAGGATGAACGCGAGACGCAGATGCGCTCGATCAAGTGGTGCAAGATCAACGGCATCGAGGTCCTTGAGGAGCGGGATTGGGCTGGCAAGTACGTTCCGATCGTGCGCGTCGTCGGTAACGAATGGGACATCGAGGGCGAGCTTGTGACCAGCGGCCTGGTGCGCAACGCGAAAGACCCGATGCGCATGATCAACTACTGGACATCGCAGGAGGCCGAGATGCTGGCGCTCATGCCGAAGGCTCCGTTCATCGGCGCGGTGGGCCAGTTCGAGACGCAGAACGACCAGTGGCGCGATGCGAACGTGACGCCGTTCTCGCGTCTTGAGTACGATCCGATTGACGTTAACGGGACGCTCCTGCCGGCGCCTAAGCGCGCGGAACCGCCGATGCCGCCGATGGGGATCATCGAGGCGAAGCGCGGCAGTGCGGACGACCTGCAAGCGGTGATGGGGCAGTACAACCCGTCGCTCGGGGCGGATGCGAAGGAAAAGAGCGGGCGGGCGATCCAGGCGCGGCAGCAGCAGGCCGATGTCGGGACATATCACTACATCGACAATTTGAGCCGCTCGATCGGCTTCAGCACCGAGATCGTGCTCGACTTGATCCCGAAGATTTACGACACGCAGCGCGTCGCACGCATCATCGGCGAGGACGGCGAGCCGGATCACTGCACGCTGAACTGCGGGCAGGGGCAGGCGGTTGTCGAGCAACCGGATGAGCATGGCGAGATCCAGAAGATTTACGATCCGAGCATCGGCACCTATGACGTGGTGGTGAGCGTCGGGCCGTCGTTCCTCACCAAGCGCCTGGAGGCGGCGGAGTTCCTGACGCAGACGGCGCAGGCGGCGAAGGACCCGGTGACCGCGCAGGTGATCACCTACCTGGCGCTGAAGTCGCAGGACTGGCCGGGGGCGAACGAGGCGGCGGACATGATCAAGAAGCTCCTGCCTCCGAACATCGTCGAGGACCAGAACGCGAAGCAGAGCGACCCGGAGGTGCAGAAGCAGCAACTGGCGATGGCCGCGCAGAAGTTGGGCGAGCACGAGGCGCAGTTGAACCACGTTCAGGAGCAGCTTGCGCAGGAAGCGCAGGCGTCGCACGAGAAGATGCAGCAGGCCACTGACGCGGAGAACAAGGCGAAGGACGCGATGCACCGCGTGCAGGCCGAGGTCGAGAAGCTGAACACGATGCAGGCGAAGCTTGAGGCAGAGCGCGAACTGTTCGACATGCAGAAGAAGCTCGCGGCGAAGGAAATGGAGATTGACCGCACGACGCTACAAGCGGAGCGCGACGTGCTCGAAGCGGACGTTCGCACGCTGAAGGCGAACATGGAAGCAAAGCTCGCCGAGATCAACACGGCGAACGCGGAGAAGTCGAACATCGAGGGGGCGGCTAAGGACTTGACCAGCGGCCTCATTGCGTCGCTCGATGAGAAGATCGCGCGCGTCGAGGAAATCGCAAGTGCGGAGCGCGAACTGATCTACGACGACCAGGGCGAGCCCGTTGGTAGCAGGCCGGTGCGGAAGGCGGCGTAATGGCTCTCTCAGGTTCCCTTTCCGCAATCACAGCATCGGATGGCACGTTCAGCGTTGCCGGCGCTGCGGCCTACCTGACAATTGCGAATAGGACGGTAACGCTCTCGGGCATAGCCACCGCAGCCCAAGGCGGCACGAACAGCGCGTTCTTCCAAGTCGCAGGCCCCACTGTAGCCCGCACCTACACGTTCCCCGATGCGGATGCGACGATAGCGCGCACGGACGCGGCGAACACGTTCACGGGCGTCCAGACCTTCAATACGCCTATTGCAACCGCGAGCGTTGCGACGATGAGCGCGACGGTGGGCGGTGGAGTACCCACGCCGCCTAACAACACGACCACGTTCCTGCGAGGCGATGGGACATTCGCTGCCCCTGCTGGTGGTGGCGCAACCTTGAATGGAATTACCGCCGCGACTGGCGCGGTGACGATAGCGAACGCGAACAACACGGGGATCGTCTGGAACTGGGCGCCTACCACGGACAGCACCACAGCGATGAAGTGGGGAGAGACTTCTGCTGCGACGAACGGAACAATAACAAGCGGATTTGCAAATCAGGTACTCACGTCTTTTGAGACTCTTGCCGCGAGTACGGCGACTCCGTTTCAGATCAAGATTCGTGGTGTAGTCGCAATGCAAGCCGGAAGCACATTGACCCAGATGGTATTTGCCCCGGGTTCTGCTAATAGTCCAATAATTGTTCCTGCGGGGGGAGCCGGTACTGGTTCGGGTGCGTATGGGTTGTTTTTTGCTACTTCATCTGTCTTGCCAGCTATTAGCGTTAGAGGAACTAAAACAGTTGAGTTCGGGGACTCAGCTGGAATTTTCGACATTCAAGCCCTTTCAACCATTGCCGGAACTGTTGCCGATCCTGCATTTGGCCCTCAAGCCAGCACAAGTTCTGGTTTGTATTTCCCGACATCAACATCCATTGCATATTCCAATGCCGGACAGCAAAATTGGACGAGCAGTGCAGGTCTTTTCCAGTTCTCCAAGGGAACCGCCGACGCGGTTTCCTACGCGCTGAACTTCCGCAAGTCTCGCGGCTCCGTTGGAACCCCGACGGTCATCACAACTGGCGACGATCTGGCGACAATGACAGGCTATGGGTACGTAGGTGCGACAAATACCTACTTGCCCGCAGCACAGATTTTGTTCGACTCCACCGGCACGATTGCAGATGCGACTTCTGGCATTGGCGGGCAGGTGAAAATCTCCACCACCCTTGCGGGAACGGATACTGCATTGCAACTCGGCTATACGTTTCAGGGTGGATCAAATCCGATAACGATTCGTGCAGCAATCCTGTTTGCGAATCTAGGCACGCCAGCGAATGGCGCAGAAGCCTACTGTTCGGACTGTGATGCTCCGACTCTTTTCAATTCAACCTGTACGAGTGCCGGAGCCAAGACAGGTGCATTTGCGCAAAGAATTAACGGTGCGTGGATCTGCTGATGACCTGCAAAAAGTGCATGACGTTGAGGGCAAAATTCGTAAGGTGGCTCGGCATCCGCTTGGGCGTGATGGAGCCGATCAAGGAACAACCGAAAAAGGAGACTCGCATGGAATGGACGCAGGATCAGATCGCAGCGGTCATCGGCACGAAGGAACTGGAACTCATTTCCATGCGGATGCAACTCGCGCAGGCACTGGCGCGCATCAAGGAACTGGAACCGGCCGTGCAGGAAGAAAAGAAACTTGAGGCCGTGAAGTGAGGCTTCTGCTTCTCCTGCTGCTCTTTGGCTGCACCTACGCCCCTGAAGAATCGCAGTCGGTGAAGCTGACGCTGGTTGCATCCAGCGCGCAGATCGGTGAGAAGTGCGGCAAGGAGAACGTGCTGCTGGAGGGCTTTGGCTGCGCGAAGAAAAGTCCGGGTTCCTGCGAGATAGTCGCGGTAAAGCCGCGCTCGTTCGATGACGCGGCGGCAATCAAGACGCTCGGGCACGAACTCTGGCACTGCTTCCACGGGCCGGTACACGACTGATGGCGACTGGCAACTTCTTCGGAGGACAATTCTTCGGAGGCGGATTCTTCGGGGCTGCCGTCAATACGGTGGTCGTCTCGGATCAGCCCTCGAACTGGCAGGCCGACTACTGGAAGCACCATCGCTCGAAAAAGGATATTGATGAGGACGAACTGCGGCAGAGGATCGAGCTCGGCATCCTGCCTCCTGCGCAGCGTGAGGACGCTCTATCCGCAGTGGTTGAGGCGGACCAGGCGGCGCGTCAGTTGGCCGCAGGCTCAATCGACGGGCCTTCTGCGCTGCTTGCGGGGATGGAAGCGCGCGAAGCCTATGAGAACGCCTACCGCGCGGCGTACAAGGAAGCGTACATCGCGGAGGTCGTGGCCGAGCACTGGCGCGAGGACATGAAACGCATCGCACGGCGCAGGAAAGCAATCGCCCTACTTCTACACTGAAAAGGAAACGCACATGAGCCAGGACGTAGCAACATCACTCGGAAAGCCGATCTTCGGCAAGGGACAGACGATTTCCTACACCGGCACCTCGGGCGTCATCGCCAACCCGCTGCCTGGTTCCGCCGTCAAGGTGTACGTCGGAGTGACCTCGGCGGCATTCGTAACCATCGGCAATACGTCGAGTGTCGCGGCGGTGGCGAGTTCTGATCTGTGGCTTCCCGCCGGCGGTAGCGCGGTCATAGACCTGCAACGCAATTCCGCGCCCGGAACTCCTCAGGATTTGTGGGTCGCCGCCGTGCAGGACACCGCTGGCGGTAACCTGCGCGTCATGCCGCTTGCCGACTAAGGACGATCATGGAACCCGCAACGCCCGCAGCACCGGCTCCGCAAGCCGCGCCCATAGAGGCACCGAAGGCAGCACCAGCGGCAGCGCCACAGCCCTCCGATGGTGGCACAGCCGCGCCGGGGACGCTGGGGGAAACGCGCACCTATTCTCAGGAAGACCTCGACCGGATCACCGCGAAGGTGAAGAAGAACGAACGCTACCGGACGCGCAAGGAGGTCGAGGCGTTCTACCAGGGGCGTGAGTCAGCGGCGCCGAAACCGGACGCGCAGCCGGCGAAGCCTGCAGAGCCGGTGGACAAGCCCCCGACGCGCGAGAACTTCGAGAGTTACGAAGCGTTCCTCGACGCGAAGGCCGAGTACACGGGCAAGAAAGCGGCCCACGAGTACCGCACGAAAGCGGAAGCGGAACAGAAAGAGCGCGCGGTGAAAGAAGCCCAAGCCGAGCGCGTAAAGACTTTCCAGGCGAAAGTGACCGAGAAGTACCCGGACCTGAACGACCGGCTCGATGCGATTGCGCATGTCGAAATGCCTGCGGGCATGGGCGAGGCGATTGCCGAGTCTGACTTCGGCCCCGACGTGCTGAATCACTTCGCCGAGAACCCAAAGGACTTTGAGCGCATCGCGGCGCTCTCACCGTCCGCAGCAATCCGCGAGATCGGCAGGCTGGAGGCGCGTCTCGAAGGCGCACAGAAACCCTCCGCAACAGCCGCAGCGCCGGTCACTGAGGTAAAGAAACCCTCAGCCGCTCCAGCACCACTGAAGCCCGTAGGTGGCACCGCCACCGTGGGCGACGGCGAGCCGAGCCACGACAATCCTGATGCTTGGAAGAAGTGGCGCGACAAGCAGGTGTTCCTGAAGCGGCAGGGCAAAGCGAAGTAAACGATAGGAGAACGAGATGTCAGGCAATACTCTCCTCACGATCGACATGGTGACGCTGGAAGCCCTTCGGGTGCTCCACGGCAACCTGGCCTTCGTGAAAAACGTGAACCGCGACTACGACAGCCAGTTTGCGCGCGAAGGCGCGAAGATCGGCGACACGTTGCGGGTCAGGAAGCCGCCGAAGTACACGGTCCGCACGGGCCGCGTCATGCAGGCGCAGAACGCAACGGAGACCTACGTCTCCCTGCCGGTGAGTACGCAAAAAGGCGTGGATATGGACTTCACGTCTGCGGAATTCACCATGTCGATCGACAACTTTTCGACCCGGTTCCTGAAACCGGCGATGTCGGTCCTTGCTTCGACCGTGGACTATGACGCGCTCGCCATGACGCTCAATGTCTGGAACTCGGTCGGCTCGCCAGGTACGACTCCCGCGACTTACCTCGTGTGGGGCCAGGCGAACCAGAAGCTGGACGAGAACCTGGCGCCGCGCGACGGCAACCGGACTGCGATTCTCTCGCCGGCAGCGATGGCTTCGACCGTGGACGGCCTCAAAGGTCTGTTCCAGGCGGGCGATGCTTTGGCCGACCAGTACCGCAGCGGCGTGATGACGCAGGCCATTGACCTGAAATGGGCGATGGACCAGAACGTGCGGAACGCGACGATGGGTACGCGCGACGGAACGACCATCCAGATCACCGGGGCAGTCGCTACCGCTTCGACGCAAATCGCCGTGGATTACACGGTGGGAACGTCGGCCTCTGCGACCGTTACGGCGGGCGAGGTGCTGACGATCGGTTTGGTGTTTGCGGTGAACGACGAAACCAAGCAGACGCTGACCAACCTGAAGCAGTTCGTGGTTCCGACTACGACTACTGCGGCGACCAGCCAATGGCTGACGCTGCCGGTGTCGCCGACGATCTACGGGCCGACGAGCGGGGCGTTGCAAAACGTCAGCGCGTTGCCGGCGGACAATGCGACGATCACCTTCTACGGCACGACGAGTGCCACGGTGTACCCGCAAAACCTGATCTTCCATAAGGACGCTTTCACGTTCGCCACGGCGGATTTGAAGCTCCCGAGACAGGCGGAAATGGCCTCGCGCAAGGTCATGGATGGGATTTCGATGCGCATATGGGAAGGGGCCGACATCGTGAACGATCAGTTCCCGGTACGCTCGGATGTGCTGTACGGATTCGTCGCCACGTACCCGGAGCTTGCTTGCCGGGTCTGGGGCTAAGGAGAAATCATGGCTGCTCCAAATACGGCTCCGACCTATCAGTTCCTCGACGGCATGAACGCCGATGGGACTGTTTTCGGCCAGAGCTCGACGCAGTTGATCGGGTTCTACGGCACGACTCCCGTGCGTCAAGGGACGACGGCGCTGGCAACGGTGGCAAGTACCGCCGCCGTGGTCAGTTCCTCGGCCTCGGCGTGGTGCTACAACTCCTCGGCTCAGGCCGATGGGATTGTGACCGCGCTGAACCTGCTGGTGCGCATGTGCGTCAGCAACGGGCTGTCGAAGTAAGATGAAATACCCGCTCACTTCGTATCTCGCTCCCTCGTTCGTCGAGTCGCCGGTTGTTCTGGTGGACATCGGCGCTCGGTGGGGGCTCGATGCGCGGTGGGCGGCGCTAGGCGCAAGCTTCAAGGCGTACTGCTTTGAGGCGGACGCTGCGGAATGCGAGCGGCTGAACGCTGCGGCGCATCCCGGAGTGACCTACATCCCGCAGGCGATTGCGGGGGCGGCTGGACGCAGGACTTTGTACCGCACGCGCTACGACGCATCGAGCGGCATCTACCGCACGAACGAGAAGTTCTTCGGGCGGCTGCTGAACTCTGCCAATGCTGAATTGGTCAGCACGACGGAAGTGGAAACGGTGACGCTCGATCAGGCGCGGGAGAAGCACGGCATTCCGCTGCCTGACTTCGTGAAGCTCGACGTGGAAGGGGCGGAATTGGAGATTCTGCGCGCGTCGAATATGGGTGGCACGTTCGGCGTGTTGAGCGAGTTCAGGTTCCACAAGGCGATCAACGGCTGCGCGCCGTTCTCGGAACTGGACCAGCATCTAACGCAGCGCGGCTTCATGCTCTACGACCTGTGGATTGGCAAGCAATCGAGGAAGGCGCTGCCGTATCCCGGGCCGCGCATGGCCTCAAGCGACGGCAAACGGTTCTTCGCCAGCACATCAGGCGGTCAGGTCATGGACGGCGACGCGCTGTATTTCCGCGACCCGATGCTGCTGAAAATGTCGGGCTCTCAGGTCAGGCGCGCCGCGTGCCTGCTGGAACTGTACGGGCTTAACGACTGCGCGGCAGAGTTGCTGATTGAACGGGAGAAGGACGCGGACGTGGACCTGATCCACTGCCTTAATCTGCTCGCAGGAGGCTCTTTCAAATCGTATCTGGAGGCTTACTAATGGAAGAAGAGAGACTGTTTGTCCTGACATGCGGTGCCCATAGAGTTGAATTCGAGGGAGATCCTTCGATGCCCCCCGAACAGTTCGCCGAGCGTTTCCTGATTCCTGCGTTTGCGGCACTCATGGCCCACATGAAGAGCGCATGAAAATCACCATCGGGCTCCCAAGCCGCAACCGCCCCGCAGGGCTTCTCGCGGTCCTTACCGCGTTCGACGCCCTTGCTTCTGGGCAGAACGAGATCACCTACGCCGTGATCGTGGACGATGACGACTACGTGACCCTTGAGCAGTTCGCCCATTGGGAGAAAAGCGGAATGCTCCCTCAAGGCGTGATTCTGTTCTCCGAGCCCCGCGAGCGCACGGTAAATGCCAGGTTCAATACCGCTATCGCCGCCTGCCCCGCCGAGGTCTACTCCCAAGCCTGCGATGACGCCTTCCCGCTCGCCTTCCGGTGGGACGTCCTGCTGGCCGGCGCGGCGCAGATCCCCGCCTTTAGCTGGCAGGAGTGCAACGACCCGTCGAACGCGACCTATCTCGTGATCTCCGAACGCTGGCGCGCGGCGGTGGGCCGCTTCTACCCGGAATACTTCCCGTTCTGGTTCGCCGACACATGGATTGCCGAGGTCTACACCCTGGCCTTCGCCAAGCCGATCGGCGTGGTGAATCAGCTTCAAATGGGCGGCAAAAGGGGCCACACGCAGGGGATGCGGGAACTGGCGTTCTGGTTCGAGTTCTTCGCCGCGACAAGGACGGAACGCTGCGCCGAGGCTGTAGCGATTGCCAAGGCCCACGGATTCAGCCTCAATCCTGCCCAGGACCGCGCCCAGCAGCTTGAGGCGATGAGGGCAAGGGATGCGTACCAGATGGGGCGCGTCGGCGTCTACGAGGCCGGATTCAAGGCCAATGTCGGGGAACCATCGGCGGCGTACAAGGCGGCGAAGTTCCACGCCGAGTGCTGGTTCGCCGAGAACGCGGTGGCGGCATGAGCAAGGGGCTTTGGGTGGCGGTTCCGGCCTACACCGGGATGATTACCTGCGAGACAGCGATCGCGCTGAACGTAGAGATGTACCACGCTTACGAGCGCAAGTGGGCGTACCAGGTGCAGTTCTACCAGCAGAACGCCATGATCCACTACGCGCGCAATCTGCTGGTGCGGGAGTTTCTGGCCTCCGACTATTCGGACATGATCTTCGTTGATTCGGACGTAGCTTTCCCCGGAGGGACGCTGTGCAAGCTTGCCGAGTATCCGGTTGATATCGTTGGAGCCTCTTACCCGTTCAGGAACGAAAGCGGGGAGTTCCCGATCCGCTACATCGAGGAACGAAGCGAACTTTGGGCGGATCCTGAGACTGGCTTGCTGGAAGTGGCTGGGATGCCGGCCGGCTGCCTGCGCATCAGCAGGGCGTGTCTTGAGGCGATGATCGCCAAGCACCCCGAGTTGATGTATCAGGACCAGTCCGGAATTCCCACCTGTAGTCTGTTCGAGTTCAAGCGCGATAACGGGCAGTTCTTCGGCGAGGATTGGGCCTTCTGCAACCTCGCCCGCGCCGATGGGTTCAAGATTTGGTGCGCGCCCGATATCGACATGACGCACACGGGAACGAAGGTATTCAGGGGGAACCTCGGACGCAAGCTGAAGGGCCGCTCGCCAATGGACGAAATCCTCGCCTTCGTTGAGCGCAATCGGGAGGCAGCGTGATTTTCATCGGCGTGCCAACCTACAACGGGCAGCTTCACTGGACGACCGTTTCGGGCCTTGTCGGCGTCTCCCGCATGTGCGGCGAGAAGGGCATCGGGATTGCGCTCGACGTGATCCCTGGCGATGCGTTTATCTCGAAGGCGCGCAACGTGATCGTTCACCGCTTCCTGAAAACCGATGCGACAGACCTGCTGTTCGTGGACGCCGATGTCGGGTTCGACGTTCAAGGCGTTGTTGATCTGTGCCGCGCCGAGCCCGCGATAGTGATGGGCCTGTACCGCGTGAAGTGCGAGCCGTCGCTGACCAAGTTTCCCGCGCTGCTGTTCGACCCGATCATCCGCGCGGCCGAGACGCTCTCGGCGAATCGCATCGGCGCGCTGATCGCCATCGAGCGGACCCAGAGCCTGCGCATGTACGAAGAGGCAGCCAAGCCTCTGGACGCGCTTCTCTCTGCCGACCTGCTGGTGAGCATCTTCACGCCCGGCGGGCCGCTTCACGACGGCGCCGCGATCGTGCGCGGCAACCGGATCGCCGCGGCCGGCTCCTTCCTTCCCCTGACC